CGCTGATTAACCTCGTCCTGCGGCGACATAAGATTGCGCGGGAAACCATAGCGATCACCGTCATGATCCACCGCGGCCGAGAACATGATGTATTTCGCAATCGGCCGGTCGTGCTCGTCCACGAATGGCGACTCGCCCTGCATAAGGATCTTAGAGCCCGTGAACAGCGACCACTTCCAGCCGCCCTTTGATTTGTACCAAAGATCAACCAGCCGAATCTGCTTGAAATCTCCATTGGTCGCGAACCACCTGTTGTCCCGGTCGCTATTGCTCATCAACTCGGTGTTGGCGTCGCACGCCGCCTTGATGTCCTCCTCCATGCCGGGCAGCAACTCGACCAGTTGCTCCTCGTCGACGAACTTGCCCATACCGAGATAGCGCGCGTCCTCGAAGTCGTGCTTGAACGAGCGCGGGTCATAAAAAAACCCGTCGTTGTCGACGGGTGAGAACATCACATCATAGTCCGGTTGTTGCTGTGGACCACCGCCTTGCGGCGGCACCGTCTTGAGATCGAGTTCGATGCCGGCGAGGCCATCCACCGCGGCGCTCTCGGTCACAACAGGCGTGACCGCATCCCAGCGGTTGTTGTCCATCAAATATCTGAGCACGGCGGTTGCCAGATCGGCGCCAGCCTGATGCTGCGGGGTGCGCGGGAATGCCTTGGGGTCTTGCTTGAGCCGCTCGACCGTGCCGACAATGCCGTCGATTTTCTGGCCTATTTTATTATATGTAACAACAGGTTGCTTCCTGTCGTTAAAGGTCTTTATCTGCTCGTTCGTCCACTGCGCACCGTGGCGATAGCGCCGCGATACCTGCTGCTCCTCGATTTCCAGCCGCTTGCTGTCGAGATAGGTGGTGTACGCCGTCACGCATTTTTCCAGCGTCCAAAAGCCGTCCTTCTCGTCCTGCGGTTCGAGATCGGCCGGTCCGGTGCCGCGCGAGCCGCCACCGGCGGTCGTGCTGTAGCCGGTGAAGTTAACGACGTTGGTCACCGCCATGTCAGTAAGCCTTGTTGCCAATTTGCGTGGGCGGCATCGGCGGCCGGCCCATCAGCCCACCGGGCTGCAGGCCGGGCACCGGCGGCGGCAAAGGTTCTGGCCCAGGTGACATGCCGGGGGGAGGCGGGGCGCCCGGGCCAGCGTCGCCACCGGGAGGAGGTGGCGGCATTGCCGTGTCAGGAACCGCGCTCGGGCCGGTCATGCCGGTGCCGAGGTTGCCCTGCATGAAGGAAATCATCAGCGGCATCACCTCGCCGGTTTCGGCAGGCGACAACGAGCCGACAAACGCGGCGAACTTTTCCATCACAGACATGATTATGTTCCTAATCCCCGCACTGATTGCGGGAGGTGTGGTGATTAGAATTGCCGCCAATCTTCGGCCGCGGTGCTCTTGCGGTAGACCTGATAGCCCGACACGTCCTCGGGCTTGGGCTTTTCTTTCACCGCAATCCACGGCCGGCTCATGCAGGCATAGCGGCACTCGTCCGCGGCGTGGTCCTCGCTGTCGGTGCACACATCCTCATGCCGGTCGGGATCGTGCTGCAGAAATGGCACCGTCCTGATGAAATCCCGGCAGGTCGAGAACACGATCAGCATTGGCAGGCCATCAGCATTGCCGACCAGCCTGGCGCGCACCTGATCCCAGCCGCCAAGGTGGGCGAAGATCCGCACCCGGTGATTGTCGGCCTTGCGGAACCAGATCTTACCGCCGGTTTCGGTGCCCATGCGCTCGGCGATCGACGGCCCGCCGTCCTCGGCAAAGGCACTCGGGTCCAAAACGCCGTAGGATATTTCCTCGTCTTTTTCCCGCGCCAAAATTCCTTTACCGACCTCGCCGGCATGCAGCTTGAGGCCGACGTTTGGCTCGTTTGGCCGGCACCCGTACCACTCGCGGTAGCGCACCATGCAGCCGCGCGGGATCACGCGGCCGTGAACTTGCCATTCGTCCGAGGCGATCGCCCACCAGCCCACCGAAAACGGCGAGGCGCTGCCCCAATCCATCGAGCGAAACCGCATCCAATCTTTCGGGATTTCGAACGGCTCGATCACATGCCGGCCGGTGTTCCAGCAGTCGAAGAACGCCCCCAGCGTGACTGACCAATCGCCGTCCAGCCAGGCTTGCACCAGTTCCTTGCTGCCGCTCGATCGCAGCCGCTGCTTGTAGGCCTCCACGTCGATGAACTGATTATTCGCGACCTTCGACGGGATGAAGATGCGCTCCAGCTTGGTGACCGGATCGACAATCACCTTGTTGCCGAGCGGTGCCGGATCAATGTAGCGAGCTTTTATCCACTGGTGCCCCGGGCCACCCGGATTGCCCGTGAGCCGGATACCCACAGGCACGCCAGAACCGGACCGTAGCGTCGCGAATAGCTTGAAGATCGGGGCCGGGCTGGGGAAATTGCCCGCCTCCTCGATGTAGAGCCTGGAGTAGCTGTGGCCCTGATAAAGCTCGGCGTCGGCGTCGCGCTCCAAGTAAGCGAACTTGAGGCGGGCGCCCTGCGGATCGCGCCATGTTTTCTCCTGCTCGTTGTAGGTCCACTTGAGCGGCCCGTAGATCATCCGGCTGCGCTCGATCGTGTCCATCAGCTCGGTGCGGGTTCGCCGCAGCATCAGCCCCGAGGCATTGATGCCGTGCTCGTTGGCGTGGCGCATCCAATCGCCTAACGCCCCGTCGGTTTTGCCCCCACCGCGGGCGCCGCCGAAGAACACCTCGAAAATCGGGCACTCCAAGAGCGCCCACTGCGCGAAGTTACCGCCGGGGCTCCAGATCGTTTTTACGGTGTCAGTTTGTGCGTCCATTGCCGTTGCCACTAACCGAATTCGGTTTGTCCGTAGCCGAATTCGGCAACGAGAGCGCCGTCAGTTCCAAAGGTTCGCTTGAACCGTATTTGCGAACCCATTCTTCCTTCGTCAGCACCTTGGGCAATTCCGCGACGTATCTGACATTCACATCCGCGCTGATCAGCGTGCGGGTCAGGTCGGGCACCACCTTCTTGAGTAGGCAGTCGATCGCGCGCACTTGCGGCATGCTCAGATCGGCAAGCTTGCGGCCGTCCTTGTCGACATCGCCGAAGATGAACTGCTGCAGCGTGTGCACTAACCGATTGGCCTGGATCTTGGAGCGCACCTCGTCGGGGTGAAACTTCATCTGCCGCCGACGTAGCAATACCTTACCGCCGTGGGTCTGGCTCGGCATGGTCAGTTCCTTCCACCGCTGTACATATCGAATAACGACGGTGCAGGCGGCGCTACCGGATCGCCGGTCTTGGGATCAACCCACTTGCCGGTGCGCGGATCATAAACCGCGTTGGTCTGCCCGCCCATCGTGCCCGGGGCCGCCAGGCCGGTGGGGGAATACGCCCCCAACAATCCGAGATCGGGGCTGGCGTATTCCATCGACAATTGCGACAGATCGAGCCCCTTGGATGGAGTGTCCTCCGGGCCGGTCTGCGTCTGCGCGCTCTTGCCGGTGTAGGCAGGCTCGCTGTCCTTGCCGAACGGATCGCCGGATTTGCCGCCGTAGGGCGCGGCCGGTGCTGCGGGAGCCGGCGCGGCCGGAATGCCCAGCGCCTCCTGCTGCGCGGCGATCGCAGCCGCCGTTATCGCCTCGTTCATCGACATGGCGTCGTCAACCGCGCCGGTAATGCCGACGTTGCCGCCCTGGTAGCCCTGCTGGCCGCCCTTGCCGCTGCTCTGCTCGCCGGTCTGGCCGTGCGTGCTTTCCGCTGCACCCTTGCCGGCAGCTTCCGTCGCCGCCAGGCTATCCAAGCCGGCAAAGCCGAGCGCGCCAACGGCAGAAGGGTTTCCGAAATTGCCGGCCCAACCGCCCGGGGTGCCGGTCGCGCCGAGGTCGCCGAACTCACCAGATGCCCAGCCGGGATTGCCCGTGCTGAAGCCGGGCGCAGCCGCAGCCGCATCGGCAACGGCGCCGGCAATGCCCTGGTTGCCGCCCTCGTATCCGGTCTGGCCGGTCTGGCCGGCGCCTCTGCCATCACCCAATTCGCCAAGGCCGACCGAGCTAACAGCATCCGGGCCGGCCATAGCCGCACCGAAATTGCCGAACGCACCGTTGTCGCCTTCGAAGCCGCCATAGGCGCCAAACTGCCCGCCAGCCCAGCCCGGGCCGCCGCTCAGTCCACCAGCGCCCCATCCCGGGGATGCACCAACATCGCCCCAGCCGGCCCAGCCGCCAAGGCCAGCCTCGCCCAAGCCATAGCCGCTCACGCCTGCTGCACCGAGGCCGCCACCAGGGCCCCCCACGCCAAAGCTGCCGTCACCCTCCGCACCGCCACCCATGCCCCCTTGGCCACCCGCGCCAGGCCCGCC